CCCTAATAAGGGTTTAGGCAGCTTGGTCCTTGTTAAAACTGTAGGAGCATATGATGGCTAGCTTATCACAACGTGTCGCGAAGGAGTGGTTTACCAAAAACAGTGCTGTTAAAGCTCTGTGTATGGGTTGGTTCGAAGGTTCCGATGAGGAACTTCTAGCCAATCCACGCCTGCTGCGTCGGTTGGTGATTCGGGCCATTAAGGAGCTCGATTATCGTAACTGGGTAACCGGTGACGAAATCGTGCTCGAGGGCGGCATGCTAAGTCCGGAATGGGAACTTCTTCCAATGAAGTTTATTCCCATAGACGTACTCGAACACGCTGTCCTTTCCTACAGGTTGCGGGGAGTTAAACGAGTCTTGGAAATGCGAACAGCACTACAAGACATCGATACTCTCTGCGACAATCTGGAAAAGTGGGCTAAAAATCCGCTGATCTAGAAAAGGGTTCTTTCCTCTTTGGGTTGGTTTATCACTAACTCATTGTATTGAGGGTTCGTTTGTGACGAAGACAATTACTGAGTCTTATAAGTATGTTGTAGCAGGCCGGAGCAAGAGGACTGACGAAGTTAACGGTGTTAAAACTGTCGTATTCGATAGTAATGTTCCCTACACTACATATAGTGTTCAAGGGTTCAGGACTACGGGCGACGGTTACCGTGACTGGCGTAAGCGTCTTATTACCGGCCAATACTGCAATACCTTACTGTCTGCTCAGAAGACGCGGGTGAAGATACAAGCAGGTCATGCATTTCGCACGATCAAAGTCTTGCCGTCAACACCAGCTAATCCGATCAGATACATCACGAACGAACGTACAGGGTGTCTAACCTGGCACATTGCTGTGGCACAGTTCAACAGCGCCCTCATTACACCTTCAGATAACTTGGCCAAAATGGGCTTCGTTAAGAAACTCCTTAAGGCACAGCGGCAGGTGTCTGCTACTGTGTCACTAGGGGAGCTTGGCGAAACGCTCAGAATGCTAAAGTCTCCTGCGAAAAAATTGAGAGAAGGTATAAGAGATTATACAATCGCTCAACGCAGAAGATCGCAACGGAGGTACCGCGGTCGTTGGTATAACGAACGTCAAAACCGTATTCTCCGTGATACTTGGTTAGAGTACCAGTTTGGCTGGAGACCTCTCATCTCAGACATCGAAAACGCACGTAAGGCTATCGCCAAGATTGGCGAATATAAGCCTTTCAAGATAGTGAGCTTTGAGGCTGGACGTGAGTCCAGTGCCCAAACTCGCCATCAAGATTCCACAAATGGAAGCGTTCGCATCGATTATGAGAAAGAGAATTTCTCGCAGTGCACGACGAAGTACAAGGGGTGTGTGTCGATAGACACTGATCCCCTCGGTTTTCGTTCGGCTAGTCAGAACTTCGGTTTTGACTGGCAGGAGTTTGTTCCTACCGTTTGGGAGCTGATTCCGTACTCTTTCCTCGTGGACTATTTCTCCAATATTGGAGAAATTCTGTCCGCCCTCTCTGTAAATACCTCACGAGTCCGCTGGATGGATAAAACCATCCGGCAGACGCGGCGGTCTCGGCTCTACGGGCACACGCTCGCACCCGCGACCTTAGGGGCAAACGACAGATTAGAACATGAGGGCATCTGGCCAGGGTCGTATGAGTTCTCCGAAGTCATCGTAACAAGAAACCTTTACACTGGCTCTCTCGTCCCTGATTTACAGGTCGAGATCCCAGGTATTGGTAGCTTGAAATGGCTAAATATAGCCGCTTTACGAGGGTATCGGAGGCTCAATCATAAACGTCTACGGATTTAATAGTCTGTAGTTCTTTACCTCTTTGGAGCTTACGCTCATGGCAATTACGTTCGATGGTTCATATACAGGACTTACTACGTTTACTGGGTTGACGAACCCAACGTATACGTCCGTATCGGACACCTCCGTCAGTAACCCGCGTGCTAAACAGCACGCGGTCACCGCAGCCGGAGGCACGCAAACCAACGTACGTGTCCACTCCGTCGGGGACCCTTTCCTTGTTCGGTTCCTGCCACCAGCCTCGTACAAGACGCGGCCGGCAGCTAATCCGATCACGGGGAAGTACCCGTCGATTCCCTACAACGTCCACAGTCTTATGGTTCAGAAAGGAACCAACTTTGCTTCGGGTGAGAATCCGTTGCCAAGTTGGATTGAGACCCGTATCGGCTTAGCAGCCGGTTCGGAACTCACTGATCCAGCGAACATCCGAGCGATGGTCTGCTTTTATGCAGCCCTTCTTCAGGAGATTGCTCCTGGCTTGGCCGAGACCCTTGTTACTGGGATTCCTTGAGAGCTGCGCATGCGTAGCTCTCGAAACCGATCGGTTAAAATCGATTGGTACCTAGTTCTCAAGGTTATCGTCGGAGCTCTGCTTACCGGCTTGGCTGGTAGGCAGGGCTACGAAGTTCTTGAAGACCGAAACGTTATTGAGGAGAAGATGAGTGGACGCACGTCCCGATGTTCTTTATCAGAACCTTTTGAAAGACCTCCGGTCACAGGTGGATCCCGTACTCCTAAGCATTTATGCTAAGAGGAAGGATTTCCCTGTTACCGCTAACCCTAAACTGATTGCAGCTGTTTCCATCGCGAGGAGCCTTCTGAAAAAGTTCAGAAGCCCTTCTACCGACGGATTAGACAGCAGGGCACAGTTGAAATTCCTTGAGTGCTCGCAAAGAGCCGAGGAATGGAGGTTAGGTGAGTTATCTTCGTGGGACGAAGAGCTGGTAGGTGAAATTAAAAAAGTCATCGACCAGTTTTGGAATCCCGAAGGATACCAGTTAGTGGACCATCCTTTTGACATCCTCCGTGAGGCGGATGTTGGACCGGGTGCTTCCGTGCTGGGACGGGGGGGAGACTTCTACACAAAGATGTTCGACTCCTCGTTATCTCACACAAAGTCTGACTTGTACTTTTGGTACAAGCGCTATGTGGATCAGTTTCCGACTTGGAAAGAAGCAGAAGATCTGCGTCATACCAATAACGGAACCACAATAGTGAGAGGTAATCGGTTGAGCTTTGTGCCTAAGAATGATGAGACTTCTCGAACGATATGTGTTGAACCAACGCTGAATATGTTCTATCAGCTTGGGTTCTCGCATATACTGGAACGTCGGATAGTACGATTCTTCGGAATCAACTTGGCCGACCAACAGTACAAAAATCGAGAGCTCGCCCGTCGAGGCAGTATAGGTCTTGGTTACTCTACCATTGACCTAGAAAGTGCTTCGGACTCCGTGTCGTTAGCTATGGTGAGGCAAATGTTCCCACCCGGATTCGTCCGGTGGTTGGAATGGCTGCGTTCTCCAGAAACTGATGTTCCGGGGTTAGGGTATAGACGTGAAGGGATGCTATCTACAATGGGGAACGGTTTTACGTTCTCCTTGCAGACGCTGATCTTTGCATCTATTGTTGTCGCAGCGGCGAGATGCGAAGGCGTAAGCCTTCGCTACCCTCGTGGCCAAGATTGGGGTGACTTCGGAGTTAATGGAGACGATATCATTGTCCCGACGAGTATAACTCGCCGGGTGATGAGAGGCCTCCAGCTCTTAGGTTTCACTCCAAATCGCGACAAGACCTTTGTCGAAGGTCCGTTCCGCGAATCTTGTGGAGGTGACTTCTTTAACGGTCACTTTGTCCGAGGGGTCTACGTTAAGACCTTGAAGACACAACAGGATCGCTTCTCTGCGATTAACCAGCTTAATCTGTTCTCGGCTAGAACAGGTATTCTCCTTCCGAACACCGTACAATACTTACTGAAAACAGTGAAGTTTAATGCGGTGCCTCGTTGGGAAGATTCGTCCGCTGGACTCCAGGTTCCCTTTTCTTTTACCAGATCGTTACCCATCGATCCCAAAGTACAAAGTGTACTTTATTGGGCGTGGGTACCGAAGGATCGAAAGATCCGCATTCTGGAAGGGGAGGTTGTCAGTCCTCGAGGATGTAAGCGGCGTCGTTATAACCCTCACGGGTTATATGTCGCCTTTTTGCAGAGGTCGGTTAACTCCTTCAGTATCGGGGTCAGGCATGACACCGTTGTCTGGATGAGGAAGCGGCGGGTTGCTCCCAATTGGGAGACTCCGCAG